CATCTTTACTAGCCCAACCCGTTCCTTTAAAGATTGCCGGAACTGCTGTGTAGACACGCCTTAACTTAGCACCGCATACTTGACAATGAGGGATTTTATGATCCATTGGTAAATCCAATACAATCACTAACCCCTCACCATCGCACATGTAATCGTAATTAGGCATTGTAAGGAATTCGGTTTATTGCGTGGCAGGAATAGCATCGAAGCAGATCGCCCTCATGAAGTAATCTGTCATCGTTGCAGTTATCGCACACAACTGTTGATGGTTCTACTTTAACTCCGTTATCTGTAAAAGTAGCAGTTAGACCAGAGCCATCAATAATTTGTAATTCACCCATTTATTCACCTCCTTCAAAATACCATTTTCCGTTACTTGTAATTTTTGCCCAACGAGGTTCGCATTGTTTTGCTTTACATACATAACCATAATATGGCTTACCTCCTTTAGAAATACCTTGTTTTAATATATGACCATGTTCGCAAGCAGGTGGTTCGTTAGGTGTTGCTGATGCGATTTGATCTACGACTTCACTAACTGTCCATTGCTGCGGATCAGCTTCTTTATTTTCAACTGCAAAACTTGCTCTAAGAGCATCTTCCACAGCTGCAGATTTAGTTCCTGGTGGTGAGTATTTGCGCTCTGCTAGCTTCTTTTCATATTGATTTGGCTGAGCATTGTTTACCTTAGCCATTTCTTCTCTTGAAGCGCGTTTACCTTTAGCCGCGAAACCAGCATTTGCGAGTGCACGACCGATCGCTGAAGTTTCACAATTCTCCAATGCAGAAGTGCTATTAACACCCTTCTCTGTAATCGTTTCCAAAGCAAGACCAGTGGCGCATGGCTTGAGATCTGCCTCCGTTTTGAATAGTTTGCAAAATACAATGAATCGAGTGTTTGATGCCTCGATAAGTTCTGTTTCCACTCTGGAATCTGGGTATTGTCCATGCCATTTCTCCAATCTTGTTTCAACGGTTTCATAATCTTGTAAGTTAAACATTAGTCCTCCCAGTTTTCATCTTGGACTGCATCAAGCACAGTTTTATAGACAGATCCATAGGCAATGAAGTCTTTGATACTGTCGTAATGATCTGGGGTTTCACTAAGCCTAGAAACCTTGACCAACGCCATACATAAAGCAGCTTGGTGTGGTGTGATTGGGAAGTCGAGATATGCAGACCATAAGCCCGCAATTCTTTTGTGGTTGTAGTATGGATGTCCATAGACACTTCCACGCTGTTGGATCGTAGTAATGACCTCATCAAACAGGCTTTCAGTTTTTGTCATAGTCAAATACTTGATCTCGCTTGGCATCTGTGATCCTGCGGTGCATGTCGTAACCATCTTTACGACCTTTCCAGTAACCCGACTGGAATGCATTATCTTTAATTGTTGAGTAAATGCCCCAACCAATAAAATAACCAAGAATGCAATAAAGCACTATCCAACCTGCTGTTGTTTCAATCATTTTGTAGCCCACTCCCTTATTACTTTAGGCATCGCAACAGGATTTCTGTCATCGATTACTTTATATGTTGCACCTGACGGATGAATAGATGGCGCAGCAGCAACATACCCTTTCCACTTAATATCAATTCCATCAGTTAATTTACCCTTAAACACATCAGACTTATCAGCTGTGTAATAAAGGTGCAAGCCATCACCAGTCTGAACTGTATATGTTGGCTCGAACTCAGGCAGTAATTCGCCTCCGTTGCGGTAATCAATATCAAAAACAACTAGACCTGATTGGTAACAGGCTATGCCAATGTTGATTTTTTTATCATAATCAAACCAAAACTTGATAAGTTCTTGGTCAGTTGTAGCTGATAGATAAGCCCTTTGACATAAATCAAAGTGTGGATCTTTTTTGTTTGGCAATAAAGGCAATACAGACCAGCCTCTACCTGCATAATCTAAAGCAGCTTGTTGGCTGCCTATTTCCAGTAACATGTCGCTCCCTACATATCCACAGTATCTCTGTGAATACATAAAGTTTGACCTAAATCAAGGCTTTAAGCGAATTGTTTTTCGGCGTGTTTTATAACGATTAGATAACGCCAATATCCTCAAATTCATCGATATGATCATCAATCGAACGATCCCGATAGTCGGTTTCAAACCCCATACGACTTTCCAAGAGCTGTAAAACTGCCATCTTTGTTAATAGGAATAAGAGTTGGGGTCATGTTTTTCCCATTCCATTCAAGTATTGCGATACCCATCTGCCAATTGGCCACAGTTCGCGTATAAGAGGCTTTTGCCTTATTCATAAGGTTTCCTACCTCAATGCCATATAAAGGCCTGTAATGGCCTCCTATGCCCTCAGAATAGGCACTCATGCCTAACCTATGGGTGTGGCCTATAACGCAAGATTTACCAGTCTTTCGGGCTAGGTTTAGGGCAGTCATTCCGGCATTAGGGTTAGCGTTGCCTTCATCGCCATGAGCCAAGATCCAGCCCTTTTCAAACTCGTAAAATGATTTGTGAAAAGTTATACCTAAAGAATCAAAGTCCATAAACTTGGCATATTGCAGCTCAGGCAAACTAATCAAGCCCGGCACTTTTAATAAAGTGTTATAAAGTCTATCTGTATGGTTTGATCTAACAATATGAGCTTCTTTTGCATTCTCAGTTAATGCCCATAGAATATCTTGAGTTGCCTTTCGGTCATCATCAAGGGTTTGTTGGTAAGCGAGTGGAGTTTTCTCAGCCCAACGGCTAATTGTTTGGAAATCGATTTCATCGCCAACGCAAAGAACAGAATCAAACTTCTCTTTCCTTGCTAACTTAATGACATTCTTAACTGCTACTTCGTGATGATATGGAATCTGTAAATCTGAGATTACCAAGTATCGCTTAATTTATTCGTCATCCTCATCTGGAGTAGGAATAGTTGGGATGATCCCTTTGTCGCCCACGATCCAGTCAGGCATAGACTCAGGATTATCCATTAGATAAAGCGCACATGACTCATTGAATCCAGCTTTGCGTGCAGCTTTAAACATTTCATGTTTGGCAATATAAAAAACCTCTAATTTACTTAAAGGCTCAGGAGTGTGGCGAACTACTCTCCGGTTGACTTTTTTTCGTTTAGTGTGTTTCCGTGTGTTCGCCATGATTAAATTATGACTTGCTAATTATTGTAAATAGATCATCGACACGCTTTTCAAGTCGATTTAATTGATCCTTCATAGAACTGCCACCATTAGGCTTAAGTTCACTTAGGAAACTTTTAATAACCCATCGTAGAGCCAGCAATAAAGCGGTTACGATACTTATAACGCCAACGCCAAATGCGACTAATTCGTTCGGTGTCATTTTTCGCTAAGGCCATAATCTGCTTCACTCCCGGACTTTGGATCTAATGCCTTTGCAATAGGCGCAACAATTGCACCAAGCATAGTTGCATAAGCTGGATGAATGTCAGCCACGATTGCTAAAGCAACTGTTATTCCACTAGCTGCCACAGCTCTCAAATATGACTTAATTGCTGCTTTGTGTTTTTTAGTTAGTTTCATTAATTGCCTTTCAGTAGTGGGATGTCAAACTTTTCGCCAGTTTGGTTTGGCTTAAAACTTACATGGATGTGCTTATGATGTGGATTAATGCCTCGATACTTAACCCAACGCCAAAGCGATTTACTTGAACATATTTTACCAGCGTGGATTATGTAAGAAATACGCTTATCTTTTTTTGCTGTGAGTCGAAGTTGATCTGCCAAAGCATGACTAATCCCTTGCTCGTCAGATAAGCCAGCGTCAATATCGATTGCGCATACTTCACCTGATGGTCTTGGGTTATGGTCGGACTTCCTTGATTGATGCTTAAGATCACCGATCCATCCATCAGCTTTCCTGCTGCGATCCACGAAAGAATCATTTATCTGGTCGCGTAAGGTATCAGCAGCTTTAGATAACCAAGCCTTCATTAGATAATCTGAGTTGGTAAATCTGCTTTAACTTCTAATTTGAACTCTAAGCCAAGAGCCTTTAGGTCATCCTGAGTTAAACCTAAAGCCAGTAATTTATCAGCAGCGACTTTGTTTGCCTTTATTTT